AAATGTCACAAAAAGAAGGCTTAGACCGTGAAAAAATGCAATCACAAGAAGATATTGCTCAATTAAAGGCTAATGTCGCTCTAGATAAAGCAGAAGGAGACAGAAATATGGATAGATCCGAAGCTGCACAAGAAAGATTGATGAAAAAAGAGATGCAAAGGCAAAATATAGCTGTTAAGAAAGCACAAAACGCTAAAAGAACTCAAAAATAAGTTAAAAGAGAGGTTATTAATGTCCGAAATTTTAATAGACGAAATAACTGTAAAAGTTATGAAAGAAGCCTATGAAACGGCAAAAAAATACACAAAATCATCGGATGATACTGTTTTTGTAGCAGGAGCTTTCCTTAATGTAGCTAAATTATTATATATAGAAGCAATGGGGGAAGAAAATGCTATGCATTTTATGGAAAATATTATAAAATACTCAATTAATGTTGATACACCAACATATCACTAGGAGGTAATATGCCAAATGTAGGAGGAAAAAAATTTCCATACACACCTGCGGGAATGCAGATGGCTAAGGAACAATCAATGCAAACAGGACAACCTATGGTTAAAGAATACATGGGTGGTGGGCCTGTTCATTATAATGATGGTGGTTCTGTAAAGTCTACTGTTATTGCTAGTCCAAAACATGGCAAGATAAAAACGAAAGTAACTCAAGGCCATAAAGGATATAGCAAAACTGTTACTTGGACATGACTTGTAAAAATTGCGAACATGAATGCCATTGTTCTAATGGTGGTTCTTGCACATCGTGCGATTGCAAAAATTGCGAACACGAAAATTAATCCCATTTGATAGGAGGAAATATGAATCTAATTAAAGATCTATGGTCACACTTAAAAGAGTGGTCAGACTGGAAAATGAAGGACTGGATAAAGGCTGGTATTGTAGCTATTATCGTTCTGTTTATTGTCTTTAAGATGACAAGTGGAGCATAATAGATGTTAAACTTATTATTAAAACCCTTGCTCGGCGTTGCTGGGCAAGCGGTTTCTGGCTTCGTAGAAACAAAAAAAGCGAAAGCTCAATTGAAACTTACAGAAGTTCAAGCAGCAACTAAATTGAAACAAGATCAAATCGCCGGGAAAGTAGCCTGGGAAGCATCAGCCGTAGATCAAATGAAAGGCAGCTGGAAAGACGAACTAATTTTAATTTGTCTACTTGCACCCGCAGTAGCCGTATTTTTTCCTGGAATGACAGATCATATAGAAAAAGGTTTTATTGCTTTGCAACAACTTCCTGACTATTACAAACATTTATTATATATCGCCTGTTCAGCAAGTTTTGGCATTAAAGGTGCTAAAGGTGCAATGGGTTTAATTAAAAAGAAATAGGATACATTTATGAATACAGATAGATTAACAGAAGAAAAAAAGAAAAAGATAAAGAAAGTATCTAAAGGATTGATTAAGGCGTCTAAGTCTCATAAAAAACAGTCTAATGTTTTGAAAAAATTGGTGAAAGATTAATAGGATTTATTATGAATAAAAAAACAGGATTATATGCGAACATACATGCAAAAAGAGAAAGAATTAAAAAAGGTAGTGGAGAAAAAATGCGTAAAGTAGGTTCTAAAGGATCTCCAACAAAACAAGCTTTTATAAATAGTGCAAAAACAGCAAAAAATAAATAATGGATGTATTAGATCTTATAGAAGAATTAAATAAGATAATTAAAACAAAAAGGCAGGATATTTCTGACGTTCTCTTGACAGGAGGTGTGGAAAACTATAGTAATTATCAGAATCTTGTGGGACAACTAAAGTCTCTCGATCATATAGAACAAGAAGTGAAAGACTTCTTGCAAAAAAGGAAAATGCATGACAGCAAATAAAGGAAAATCAATACCTAATCAGGTATTAAACTTTGATAAAATAAAATCCGAAGAAACTAAACCAATAGACCCTAAAAATTTACCAGCAAACTTAATGGATCGTCTTCCTAAACCAACAGGATGGCGTATTTTAGTTTTACCTTATCAAGGAACAGGAAAAACAAAAGGTGGTATTCTATTGGCTGATGAAACAGTTGAAATGCATCAAGTGGCAACTGTATGTGGATATGTTCTACGTATAGGACCTGATGCTTATCATGACAAAACTAGATTCTCAGAAGGACCATGGTGTAAAGAAAAAGATTGGGTAATATTTGGAAGATATGCCGGATCTCGTCTTAAAATAGAAGGAGGAGAAATTCGACTTCTTAATGATGATGAAATTTTAGCAACAATCAGTAATCCTGAAGATATACTGCATTTATTTTAACATGGAGGAACCATGCCCGAAGAGCAATTAAAAGATATACAACAGTCAGAACCTGTTGTTGACGTTCCAACGGAGGGTGATCCTGTTGATATTGAACTAAAGGAAGATAAAGCTCCTAAAGAACAAGAAGCAACAGAAACAACACCTGAAGTTGAAGTTACGACTACTGAAAATAAAGAAGAGCTCGATGATTATAGTGAAAAAGTAAAAGGTCGAATTAATAAATTGACTGGAAAACTTCGCGAAACAGAACGTCGAGAACAAGCATCTTTTGACTATGCAAAACGTGTAGCAGAAGAAAATAAAAAATTAAAAGGACGTTTGAATTCTCTCGATGCAAGTTACATCGATGAATATAAAGCTAGAACAGAAGCTGAAACAGTAAGAGCAAAAACAGATCTACAAAAAGCTATTGAAGCAGGTGATGTAGAAGCTCAAGTTACTGCTCAAGAAGCATTATCTAAATTAGCTGTTGACAATCAGCGAGTTTTAGCTACAACTCAAGCTAAGGAACAACAAAAAGTTCAAGGAGAGACAGAACAGGTTAAACAGCCTAATTTTGCCCCTCCAAAAAAACCTGATCCTAAGGCGGAAGCCTGGGCAGAAAAGAACTCTTGGTTCGGAACTGATGAAACAATGACATATGCTAGTTTTGGCATTCATCGTAAATTAGTTGAACAAGAAGGATTTGACGCCAACTCAGATGAATATTATACTGAGATTGATAAAAGGATTAGACAAGAGTTTCCCCACAAATTTAGTGATGGGGGTCAAGTCAACGGAGCTACTAAACCCGTCCAATCTGTAGCCTCTGCCGGTCGATCAACGGCCTCAAAAACATCCGGACGCAAAACAGTTAGACTAACTCCAAGCCAGGTCCATATCGCCAAGAGACTAGGCGTACCATTGGAGGAATATGCTAAATACGTGAAGGAGTAAGCAATGGAAAAATTAAAATCTAAAAAAACCTCACGCTCTGAGGACTCTCGTGAAAAACAAAAGAGAACTCAACCTTGGCGCCCGCCATCAAGTTTAGAGGCGCCTGACGCTCCCGAAGGTTTTCAACACCGATGGATAAGAGCAGAAACACTAGGTATCGACGACAAAAAGAATATGGCTGGAAGACTTCGTGAAGGATTCGAGCTTGTTCGTGCCGACGAGTACCCAGATTTCGCTTCTCCAACGATTGAAAATGGGAAACATGCAGGTGTAATTGGAGTTGGTGGATTAGTGCTCGCTCGTATACCGAATGAAATTGTGAAACAACGCGAGGATTATTTCAAAGAGCAAACTCAAGCTCAAGAAGAATCTGTTGATAATAATTTATTCAAAGAGCAGCATAGAAGTATGCCGATTTCTGTCGATAGACAAAGTCGTGTTACTTTTGGTGGTGGTAGTAGTTCAGATAAATAAGTTATCTTTACTCCTATTACTTAACAACTAACTGATTTAGGAGGACTAAACCATGGCAAATAAAGATGCGCCATTTGGTTTTCGCCCAACAAAAATGCTAGGTGGAGCTCCATTTAATGGAAGCCAAACTGAATATGGAATTGAAAGTGGATATAGCTCAGCTATATTTACTGGAGATGCTGTTGAGTTGCACACTGACGGTACTGTTACCGTTGCTGCAGCTGGACAAACAAACATATTAGGTGTTTTCAACGGATGTTTCTACACGGATTCTACGGGCAAACCAACATACTCAAAGTACTGGCCAGCGTCAACTACAGCATCAGATGCTGTAGCTTATGTCGTAGATGATCCTAATGTTTTGTTTGAAGTACAAGAAGATAGTACCAATATTGGAAGCTCATGGCCCGACAATAGAGGAGCAAATGCTAACTTTGTGTCAACCCACAGTGGGAGTACTAAGACAGGTCGTTCCAAACAGGAACTTGACTCGTCTGATATTCAAGCTGCGGCAGCAAACTTTAGAATTGTCGAAGTGTCCAAAGACCCTGATAACAGTGATACAGCAAGTGCTAACTGTAATTTCCTCGTTAGAATTAACGAAGGACTTTATTATAGCAATACTGCTGGAATATAGGAGGCTAACTAATGGCTATATCTCGTTCGCAACTCGTCAAAGAGCTTGAACCAGGATTGAATGCATTATTCGGTCTCGAATATGCACGGTATGATCAGGAATGGAAGGGAATCTTCGATGTTGAAAGTTCAGACAGAGCTTTTGAAGAAGAAGTGGAACTTTCAGGATTTGGCAACGCACCAGTAAAGGCTGAAGGAGCAGGTATTCAATACGATGATGCTTCTGAAGCTCACACAAGCCGTTATTCACACGAAACAATCGCTTTAGCTTTTGCGATTACTGAAGAAGCTGTAGAGGATAACCTTTACGACAGACTCAGCTCTCGCTACACTAAAGCATTGGCACGTTCAATGGCAAACGCTAAGGAAATTAAGGGTGCAAATGTTCTTAATAGAGCATTTAACTCTTCTTATACTGGCGGTGATGGTCTCGAATTGTGTTCTACTGCTCACTTAACTGTAAGTGGTGGTAACTACAAAAACGAACTATCAACAGCAGCTGATTTGAACGAAACATCATTAGAACAAGCATTGATTGACATTGCTGGTCTAATTGACAATCGTGGGTTAAAAATAGCGGTTAAAGCGGCTAAGATGATTATCCCAGTTAATCTTCAATTTGTTGCAGAAAGACTTATGAAAACTGAGCTAAGAACAGCTACAGCAGATAATGACATTAACGCAGTAAGATCAAAAGGAATGATTCCTGGAGGCTACGACGTTAACCATTACCTAACTGATACTGATGCTTGGTTTATTAAGACTGATGCACCAAATGGTTTAAAGCATTTTAATCGTTCACCGATTAAAACTGCAATGGAAGGTGACTTTGATACTGGTAATGTTAGATACAAAGCTAGAGAAAGATACAGCTTCGGCTGGTCTGATCCTAGAGGTATCTTTGGCTCACCAGGAGCTTAGATTAATATTTAAAAGGGCGAAGTTTTTCGCCCTTTTATCCTAGTACTAATTAGTTATACAGACTGGCTAGGCAGACGATATAGAGACTGTATGACAAAAGGTCTATATGACCAAGGAGTAAATTATGGCTAAAACAACTTTTTCAGGTCCATTACGATCTGAAGATACTTTAAAAACAGTAAGTAAAAACGCTACTACTGGAGCGATTACTGAAATCATCACCATGGGTGATGGACCAGTTACATTGGGAGATGAAGATACAACTCTCACTAATGCTACACATAGTGGAAGACTAATTGTAGTCCCAGCTATTACAGCAAACAGAACAATTACACTACCGTCACCAGTTGCTGGTTCACACTTTAAATTTATTTATGGTGGGGCTGCAGAAGAAGCAGAAAACATTATCTTTGATACAGGGGCTGATGCTAATTACTTCATTGGTGGTGTCGTTCATGCAGATTCAAATGCTGATAACGTAACTATTTATGCTGATGGAAACTCTAACTCAAAACTAACTCTTACAGATTTTGGTGGTATGGAGATTAACATTATGGCTAAAGACAGTACTAACTGGCTAATTT